GTCTATATGTATTCAGACAAAAAATTAAAAAATAATAATAACCAATAAAACACATCACATGAAAACAATCAATTTAAAAAAATTGGAGTTATTAAACTTCAAAGGAATTAAAAATTTAACGTTAGATTTTAATTCAGATGTTGAAAATACTATTCAAGGAAAAAATGGAATAGGAAAAACGACAATTTTTGATGCTTTTACTTTTTTACTTTATGGTAAAAATTCCCAAAACGAAAAAGTGTTTGATATTAAAACATTAGATCAAAACAATAATCCAATTCATAAGCTATCACACGAAGTAACAGGTTTATTTGATATTGATGGAGCTGATTTACTTTTGAAAGTAATCTATAAAGAGAAATGGACAAAAAAACGCGGCGCGGAAAGTGATGAATTAACAGGTCATACAACAGAATATTTTATTAATGAAGTACCTGCTACACTTTCAGAATATAAAGCAAAAATTGATAGTATTCTGGAGGAAGAAAGTTTTAAAATGCTTTCAAACACTTTGTATTTTAATCAAACGTTAGACTGGAAAAAAAGACGTTTAGTTCTTTCGGATTTAGCTGGCCAGATAAATGATACAGATGTAATCAATAGTTTAGATTCAAACAAACAATCTTTACTTTCTGAATTACTGAATAGTGAAAAATCTTTTGAAGAATACAAAAAAGAGTATGCAGCTAAACGCAAAAAAGTAAAAGAAGAATTAGATCAACTTCCTGCGCGTATTGACGAGGTGAAACGTTCTATTCCGCAAGAAAAAGACTGGAATGCTATTCAATCAAAAATTGATAGTGTGCAACAAGATGTTGCAAAGTTTGATTCACTTATTGAAAATGCTTCTAAAGGCACAGATGAACAAATCAAAGCTATCCAACAAATCAAAACGGATAAGTTTCAAAAAGAACAAAAGATTCAGCAATTAATCATTGAACTTAATGCAGCATCAAAACAAAATCAATCTGATTTAAAAGTTAAAGAGCAAGATTTAAAGCATTCTATTTACTTGCTAAATGATAAGTTATCAAAATCAAATCAAACACTTTCAAATACAAATAACCATATCCGAGAAAATCAAAATCGAATTTTAGAACTCGAAAAGCAAAACGAAGATTTAAGAAATAAATTTGCAACCGAAAATAAAAAAGAATTTGATTTTGATTTAGATTCTTGTGTTTGCCCTACTTGTAAGCAAGGTTTACCAATTACAGAAATCGAAAGTAAAAAATCTGAAATGCTTCAAAATTTTACTAATAACAAAACTGAAATTTTAAATAGAATACGATCAACTGGAAAAAATAACAATGATATTATTGAAAAATTCAAATTAGAAATAAAAGATTTTGAAACGAATATTACTGTTATTAGCAATGAAATTCAAACTGCAAAAACACAAATCGAATCCAAAAACAACGATTTAAAAGCGGTTGAAGATACATTGCTAAGTTTGATTGACGTTGAAATTCCTTTGACAGATGAAATTAAAGCACTTCAAAAAGAAGTTGAAAGCATTATTATTCCAGAATTAAAAGAAGTTGACACAAGCGAATACAAGCAAGATAAACAAACACTGCTTAATGAAATTAACACTTTGCAACAAGAATTGTTCGAAAAAAAATCAATTGAAGAAAAAACAGCACGTTTAAAAGAATTGGAAGGTCAATTTTCAAAACTAAGTCAAGAAATTGCGAACTTTGAAAAATACGAACTAGCAATCGAAAGTTTTAATCATGCAAAAATTGATTTAATTGAAAAACGAGTTAATCAAAATTTTGAATTGGTAACTTTCAAGATGTTTGAAGAACAATTGAATGGTGGTACAGCTGAAACTTGTGTTGCTATGGTTAACGGAGTTCCTTTTAATTCATTGAATACAGCAATGAAAATCAATGCAGGATTAGATACAATTAAAACATTATCTAAATTCTATCAAACAAAAGCACCTATTTTTATTGATAATAGAGAAAGTGTAACAGAAATTGTGAATAATTCAAATCAAATCATTAACTTAGTAGTTAATAAGGATTGTGAAATTTTAAAAGTAAATTAGTATAAATCAAATAAATAAAAAGTAAAATGAGTGAAAAAAACATCACACCCGAAGCAGTAAAAAAGGATATTACTGTTCAAGTTTTAGACAAAATTAATTTGTTTAAAAACTCTGGAGAATTAACACTTCCAAAAGACTATTCACCAGAAAACGCATTGAAAAGCGCATACCTTGTTTTGAGTGAGCAAAAAGATAAAGCAGGCAAATCTGTTTTAGAATCATGCACAAAACCAAGTATTGCAAATGCGTTATTTTCAATGGTAACTTGGGGTTTATCTCCAATGAAAAGTCAAGTGTATTTTATTCCTTATGGAGATAAGTTACAAATTTCAAAATCATACCTTGGAAATATTGCAATTGCTAAACGTACGGCAGGAGTAAAAGAAGTAAATGCAGTTTTGGTTTACAAAAACGATTTGTTTAATATCGGAGTAAACCCAAAAACAGGAATTTTTGAAGTAATCGAACACTCAACAAGCCTTGAAAATATCAATGATTCTGAAATAATTGGTGGCTATGCAGTTGTGATTTTTAATGATGGAAGTGTAAAAACTGAAATTATGAATATCAAACAGGTTGAGACTTCTTGGAATCAAGGGTATGCAAAAGGTGGAAGCCCGGCACATAAAAACTTTCGTGGCGAAATGGTTAAAAAAACAATCATTAACCGCGCGTTAAAAACAGTAATCGGATCAAGTGATGATTCTGCATTATACGATGAACAAGAAGTAACTTATCCAACAACAGAAACAAATGTTGAATTTGAAATCAATACTAAAGCAAATGCAGAGGTTATTGATTTTGAAGAAATACCTACGCCAGTAGAAGAAGTAAAAGAAGAAAAAATTGTTGACGAACCTAAATCATTTGAAGAAGCAGGATTTTAATATTTAATTATGGTAATGACATTCGTGTCGTTACCATTTTTTTAGACTTTGTGAAATGGAATTAATCGTAATAGGAACAGGAAGTAAAGGTAATTGCTATCTGTTAAAATCTTCAAACGAATGCTTAATTATTGAAGCAGGATGTAAATTAATTGAAGTAAAAAAAGCATTAAATTTTAACATTCAAAATATTCAAGGTATGCTCGTGTCTCACGAGCATCTTTAACTTGACCATTCTAAATACATACACGAATATTCAAAAATTGGAATGAATATTTTCACGTGCCAATCAGTAACCGAAAAATTCAATTCAATTTACACTCCGATAACAACAATTAAAAAAAACAAAACTTATCAAATCGGAAGTTTTAAAGTAATGCCTTTTGAAGCAAAACACGATGTTGAATGCTATTCTTTTTTAATCGAACACCAGGAGTGTGGTAAAATTGTTTTTGTAACCGATAGTTACTACGTGAAATACAGATTCAACAACGTAAATCATTGGATTATTGAAGCAAACTATTCAAAGAAAATTATTGATAAAAAGATTGAAGAAAGTGGAATCAATTTGTTTTTAAAAGACAGAATATTAAAATCACACTTAAGTCTTGAAAATTGTATTTCTGCATTGAAATCAAATGATTTAAGTAATACAGAAAATATAATCTTGATTCACTTGTCAGATTCAAATTCCAATGAAAAGGAGTTTAAACAAGAAATTGAAAAACAAGTGCAACGAAATTGTATAGTTGCAAATAACGGAATGAATATAAATCTAAATCAGTTTTAATTATGACAAAAATTTTAATTGTGGAAATCCACGAACCAAAACCAAAAGACAATTTAAAATCTTTGGTAAAAGAAATGTTTGAAACCCTGGAGCAATGACAAACAATAAAAAACAATTCAGTTTATCATTACGCACTTAAATATTATTTTGAAAATGACAAATAAATTAATGAAATTAGAAAGTTTAAATGATTTTGTATCAAAACTTTATAAAAGCGGAATAAAAGGTAAAGAAGAACAAGCTTTAAACCTTATATACACATATAATTATTTTCTAAATTTAGAAATAACAGAAGAAATGTTTGGAACAGTATTTCCTGATTTTATAAAGTGTAATCAAAAATATGCGGTAAACAATAACATCGTAAAATCATTTGATAATTTTGGTAATAATGAATTTTCAATTACGATTTATACGCAATATGGTAAAGATAAAAAATATGCATATGTTACTTCTTATCATTTAAAAACTATAAATGATTTAGTAGGTAAAATAGATAATTTTAATTCTCATTATTTAAGAACACCAAACTTTTAAAACTAAAAAAAAAATGACAAAAAGTAAATTATTGTTAGGGTCAATTAACGCAACAAGATTAATTGATGAACTTAAAAAAGGCAACAAAGCCTTCTACAAATCACAAAATTCAAATGATATTTTTGTGAATGTTAAAGTATGGTTAAATGAAGAAAAAGACCAGTTTAAAAACGATGCTTCTATTCAGATAAATCCATCAGCAGAGAATAAAGAAGATGCAAAGTATATCGGTAATCTAAGATTTTTAGAGAATAAAATCAATGAAAACGATTTGAACAATCTTCCTGATTTAAATAATTTGGATATTCCAAGTAATGATTTTTCAAAAAAGGAAGATGATACACCTTTTTAAATAAAATATTAATGTAAAATAGTATTTACAATTAATTTATTTGTATATTTGTTTTATAATTAAAAAATGTGAAATATGAATTTTGAAAGTAAAATTAAAGCTATCGAAAGTCATCTAATTGAAAAAGGTAGTATTACTTCTTATGAAGCAATAAAACTTTATTGGGCGACTAGATTAAGCGGAATTATTTTTGTCTTAAAAGAACGTGGAATGAAAATCACATCTGTAAGAGAAAAAGACGAGAAAAAACATTGGATTAGGTATTATTTAAATCAAAATTAGGATTATGGAAAAAGAAATTTTTAAAGTTGGAGACAAAGTGTTTCATTTTTTGTATGGTTGGGGTACTATACAAGAAATTCAAGATACTATGATAGATATTGATTTTAATGGTCAAAAGGTGTACGCATTTAGTGATAATAATTTACTTTCATTCACAGAATACACCCTACAAGGTTTCTCACAAGAAAGACCAATTGTACTTCCAGAAGTTGGTGAGTGGTATTTGGTTAGGGATAGTGATAGAGAAACTTGGATGGCAGTACAATTTAAAAAGTATGATAAAACAAAACCATTACAATTTATTGATTCAGATAACAACGGGTGGAATCAATTAAAACGAATTAAAATATTAGACTAATGAAAAAGGTGATATTAATAGGGGCGTTATTCCTAACGTCCTTTACTTTCAACGCTACTTACTATGGGGAAAACTTCAATGGCAATGTAACTTTCTCTGGTGAAAAGTTTAATATGAATAAAATGACAGCAGCGAGTAATCATTTTCCAATAGGTACTAAATTGAAGGTAACAAACAAAGAAAATGGAAAGAGTGTTATTGTTCGAATTAATGACCGCGGAAACATGTCTAAGTACACAATTGATTTGTCTAAAGCTGCATTTAAACGAATAGCCGATTTAAAAACAGGAGTAATTGATGTAAAGGTAAAAGTTATAAAATAACGGTTTACGATATACGAAGGTGGGGATTAAATAGTAATAACTTAAATAATAGATAAAATGATTGAAAACGTAGAAAACTCAAATGAAGCACAGAAACCCGAATTGGGTATATCTGTTGTTAGCGATTCGTTGCCTTCTTTAGATGATGCAACAAAAGTCGCTGTTAGAATTTCAGAAGAAGCAATTACACCACCACTTGATGCAAAAGAACAAGCACTGTTCATCGGTGGTTTTCAAGAGTGTATGAAGTGGTTGAATGTGGTTTTCGGCAATGACCGCTAACGTCCGAGTGCTTTGCGTTCGGGCGGGATTTTGAAAACGAATTTGTCAAATTAACACTGAATTTTATATGAAAAACGAAACATCATTAAACCACTGCACCCCGCCTGACGCAAAACACTTGTTGGCGGCAGTGTTTCGTCCGAAGAATGGACATGAACTTTTACAGGCGTTGAAAGAAAATAAGAAATGCGAGATTGTAGATACTCACGCATTCTTAGCAGCCAAAGCACTTGAAGATAACCAATGTGGATTTTGCTTTTCTTTCAAGCTGTCAAAATGGAATAAAGGATGGGCAGGTTTTGAGCGGTCTTAACATTGCCGCCAACGTTTCTCATGTTGGCTTAGTGCGAAATATTAACGAATAAATATTGTTTTATGGAATTTGATGAAAAAAGTTTAAGAAAAGGAATACAATTTGGTTTAGGTTCACAAGGTATTTGGACACCAGAATTAGAGGATGTAATGTTTGAAGAAATAAAAAACCAAGCATTGAGCCAACATGATGCTATAACTCCGTTTTTTTTGTGACAGTAAAGACTGCAATGAAAGCAAAGGAGAATTATGCAATGGATTTTGTGTAGGAATAGCAGACGAACCAAAAAAATGAGTTATAACGGCTACAGCTATATGTCAGGTTTTGTTTTTCACAAAACTTGCATATAGGTGGTGTTAGCAGATGGCACGGTTTAATTAGTAGAAATTTTAAATTGAAATACAAATGAAAAAAATCAGCACATTATTTAAAAAAAACCCACAAGATTTGGGAAGAGTAATTAACGAAGTAAACCCTGAAAATGAATGGGTTTTTACCGATGGAATACCAACAAGAAAGTATGATGGCACTGCAACCGCTATAATTGATGGCGAAATTTACAAACGTTATGATGTAAAGAAAGGAAGGCAAGTTCCTGATGGTGCAATACCTTGTCAAGAAGCCGATTTAATTACTGGTCATCATCCACATTGGTTAAAATGTAGCCACGATAAAAACGAAGATAAATATTTTTTTGAAGGATTTAATTCACTTGCTGAACTTGGCAAAGTCGAAGATGGTACTTATGAATTGATTGGTGAAAAAGTGCAAGGCAATCCAGAAAAAATAGAAGGATATCACTTGGTAAAGCACGGAGCAAAAGTTTTACAAGGGTTGATTAGCCCAATGACTTTTGAAAACTTAAAAGAATACTTGGAGAAAGTAGATATTGAGGGGATTGTATTTCATCATAAGTCTGATGGTCGTATGTGTAAATTACGAAAATCTGATTTTGGAATACGCAGGTAGTGCTTTCTGCTAACTAATGGCTAATCGCCATATGTCGCATATACAACAAATAAACAAGTAAAAAACGAAACAAAAAAACAATATGAATAACTGGTTTGAAGTAAAGGTAAAATATACCAAACAATTAGAAAACGGATCGTTTAAAAGAGTAACAGAGCCTTATTTATTAGCTGCAATAACGTTTACTGATGCGGAAAGTAGAATCTATGAAGAATTAGGTAATATCATTCGCGGTGAATTTCACGTAACATCCATAAAGCCTATGAATTTTCACGATATTTTTCAATATGAAGATTCTGAAACGTGGTATAAAGTGAAAATATCATTCCAGGATGTTGATTTAGACACAGAAAAAAAGAAAAAATTAACAAACTTATTTTTGGTAAACGCAACATCGGTAAAGGAAGCATACGAAAGAACTCAAGAAAGTTTATCAACTTTAATGGTAGATTTTGACGTGTTAAACATTGCAGTTTCACCAATAATTGATATTTTTACATATCAAGAAAGCATCACAAATGAAAATTAATATTATATTTGAAATTCCTTATCCTAATAATTCAATCGGTTGTGATGTGCCTTTGAATTTTCTATATCCAGTAGATTAATTTCTACTGGATTTTTTAATTTTATGACTATGATACACAAAGAAGATATTTTAAACTGGGCTGAGCCAAAAGGATTGTTAAAGTATGAAAATCGTTTTAAGCAATACACGAAATTACAAGAAGAAAGTAATGAACTTTTAATTGCACTATGTGATAACAATAAAGAAGAAATTCGTGACGCAATTGGTGATTGCGTGGTTGTTCTTACAATTTTAGCTAACCAAGTAGAAATGGATATTGAAGATTGTATTTAATACGCTTACAATCAAATAAAAAATAGGCGTGGAAAAACTATTAACGGAAATTTTGTAAAAGAAAGTGATTTGTAAGATGAAAAACAATAAACACCAATTAAATAGAATGTTTTGGGATTATTCACACCCAAAATTATGGCGAAAAACTCTTAGATTAAGAAAAAGAAAATATAAAAATGTTAGATTAAAAGGAATTCATATTTTCACAGTTAACAACGAATATGATTAGTTATGGCGCGTCAAAAGAAAACATACGATAAATTTAAACAAGTAATTAAACTAATTGAAAATGAAGGAATTAGTTTAAGAAAAGCTTGCGAACGTGTGAAAATGGGGAGAGATGTGTTTGATAGCATATGTGATGAGGATGAAAAATATCAAAACCAATATGCGCGCGCGCGAGAAAAAAGGGCAGATATGATATTTGAAGAAATTTTACAAATTGCAGATTCACAAGGTGAGGATATGGGGATAAATCCAATAACAGGTGAAGAACAAATAAATCATAATGTAATTCAAAGAAATAAACTTCAAATTGATGCACGTAAATGGATGTTAGGGAAAATGCAACCAAAAAAGTATGGTGATAAATTAGATGTTACAACCGATGGAGATAAATTACAAAACACTCAAAGTAATATAATTGTAAACATAGTTCCACCAACGGAAGATTAAAATTAAATGAATGCTACTATCGTTTTTCAAAAAAATTGGAATGCTATCCATGAAAAAAATGAAGATGGTAGTAATAAGTATAGGTATATAATTAATATGGGAAGTTCAAGAAGTAGTAAAACTATTTCTTTGATTCAACTTTACGATTTATACGCTAGAAAATACAAAAATAAACGTTTAACCTGCTGGAGAGATACAAAAACTGATGCAAAAAAAACAATTCTTTCTGATGCTTTAAAATTCATGAAAGCTAATAATCTGTACAAGATTAATCAAGATTTCAACAAAACAGAATCAATTTTTACATATTATACTGATTCAACTTTTGAGATTCATGGTACCGATGATGAAGAAACAGTACATGGTCTTACACAAGATTGTACATGGTTAAATGAACCTTATAAAATTTCACGTGATACATTCGACCAATTAGATCAACGTACTTCAGATTTTGTTTTTATTGATTACAACCCAAAAAAAGGTCATTGGGTAGAAGATGTGGCAAAAGACAAACGTGCAATAATAATTCACTCAACTTTTAAAGATAATCCTTTTTGTCCACCAGAACAACGAAATAAAATTTTATCTTATCAACCTATACAAGCCTGCGAAATAGTTAAAAACGGATTGATAAATGAAAATGATTTATTAGCTTATAACTTCAAAGAAAACAAACTGAAGTTTACAGAAAAGCAAATAAATGAAGCTATTCGATGTATGGAAAACGAAAACAAGAATAGTGCTAGTTTATTTAAATGGCAAGTTTATGGACTTGGTAAAAAAGCTGAAAAACCTAATCGAATTTTTAATTTTAAAGAAATATCAGATAACGAATATCATAATTTAAACTTACCCACTTATTATGCTTGCGACTGGGGAGCTGTTGATCCATGGGCGATTATTGAAGCGAAGTATTACGATGGAAATTTATATTTGCATGAATTAAATTATTTATCCGAAAATCAATGGCGCGAACGTATCAACTCAAATGAAAGAAATTTAATTGATGCATACAATAGGGAAGATGGCGTGGAAAATGAAGGTATTGTTTCTTGGTTGTTTGAGAAATTAAATATACCGAAAAATAGACCGATTATATGTGATACAAATAGACCCGTTAAGATTGCACTTTTACGTCGCAGAGATTATGAGGTTTATCTTGCTGAAAAACCAAAAGGAAGTATTTTAGACGGTATAGACTTGCTTAATAACTTAAATGTATTTTACACATCAAGTAGTGAAAATATAGCGTACGAACAAGAAAATTATTCACGTAAAGTAGATAGATACGGAGTAATTTTAGAAGAGCCTGAAGATATTAACAATCACCTTTTAGACGGAACACGTTATATTGCTACATATTTACAAAGCAATGGCATTTTACTTAAATTATAATTCCTGTAATACTTGTGATTTGCTCGTCTGTAAAACCTGCATCTTTCAAAGTTTTTACAGAATTACTTTTAAGATTTATTATTCGTGCCTTTTCCTGTTCGTTTTCTTGTAATACAGGTATATGTGAATAATCCAATTCTAACCATTCATTTTTTCCATCTAAACCTAATAATTTAGTGTGATTCATTGCAATTTCTTCTGCTTCTGGAATGATTGTAGTTTGATAAGTTTGTTTTAATGCTTGTTTTTGATTTTCGAACGTAGCGCCTTTTGTAGAAGCAAATAAATCACGCGCTATTCCATACTGGTCACATAATTGGCAAAAATCGTTTTCATCTTCTTCAAATAACATTAAATCTTTTGTAGGAAAACCCATTGCTTGCCATTTCAAATTGTTATCAGAAATAATCACCTGTGATTGTCCATCTCCTAATCCATAATCTCTTTGAAATTCTTTTTCAACTCTTTTACGTTCATCTTTTGGTAGTCCTTTGTTACCTACTGCATCTTTTGTATCATTGGATAAAATACCAATCGCACCACGTTTTTCAATTAAGATATTACGCGTTTTCATTGCAGCGCGCAAATTAGATAAAGGCAAGTAGATTGATTTTAGTGGTGTTTCTCCTTGTAATGGATTTTTAGAATTTACTATGTAAGTATGATCGATTTCATCAATTGATAAAATGTCATTAGTTGATAACATTTTATATTCCTTGATTATATTTTTTAATTTACTTTGCTTATACCATTTTCCAAGTGTTTGTATTTGAATATCAAAAGAAGGTAAAATTTGTAAAGATGCAGGAATACTTTTTGAATATGGTCTCAAAACATATTTATAAACATTCCCGTAAATGCTCATGTTTTCATTAATTAATCTTAAGTAGTCATTACCTTTATAAAGCACATTTGGATTTTCAAGAAGATTTACAAGCTCTGAATTTTCTTGTAATACTTTTTCACCTCTTATAATTTTGTAATGTTTCCATTGTCCGGAAGCAATTAAATCACCTTTTCTTTTTACTACACTCTGTAAATGTGGTGTCGTTGAATAAACATTATAAGCATCTATATTCTCAGGGTCTAGAATTTCTCCTTTACCACCATTTATTAAAATGTTTACACCATAAAAAAAAGGTGTTTTATCATAATTTCTTAAGCTTCCAAAAAAACTTCTTACATCTCTTAATGAAATAAACTTCATAATTATTTATTTTTTTTATCAAAATTAATCAATTCAATAAACTTTGTTTAATTTTACATTTAATAAATTTTATGTCATGGATATAAAGAAGATTAAAAAAGATAAAATTAAGATTGTTAAATCAAACCAAATCGTTAAAAAATGACATTTGAAGAGGTATTTAAAAACAAAGAGTTGATTATTGCACAAAAAAAGAACGCAATAAAACATTGTGATGTTATTTTTAGTGCAATAGATTTTACAAACAATCATAAAAATAATGCTGAAAAATTAGATTCAAGTACAGTTGAAGAGCCGAATCAAGATGTTTTGCAAGCCAAATTAATTATCAACACTACAAATGTTATTGATAGTCATAGAGATTGTCATATTCCAAACCTTTGGGCTAAATCTTTACAAGAAACTAAAATTTTGTATTTGTTACAAGAACATGAAATGGAATTTGATAAAGTAATTGCAGATTCAGTAAAAGATGAACTTAAAGCATATACAGAAAACATTCCATGGAAAAAACTTAATTATTCATACGAGGGAAAAACACAAGCTTTAATTTTTGATACTCAAATAAAAAAAGAGGTAAACCCTTTTATGTTTGAAATGTATAAAAAAGGAAGGGTGTATAACCATTCGGTTGGCATGAGATATGTTAAAATTTATTTGTGTGCTGATCGTAATGAAGCAGAATATGCTCAGGAAAAAGAAAACTGGAATAAATATTACCCTTTAGTAGCTAATAAGGATGTAGCTGATGAAAAAGGTTATTTTTGGGCTGTTACAGAAGCAAAAGTGATTGAGGGAAGTGCAGTTATTAAAGGTAGTAATGAATACACTCCTGTTATGGAAATTGAATTTGAAAAAGAAGCCGTTAATAACACTTCTAATCAAAATACACCCGAGCCGTCAAATGACACTCAAAAAGAAAAAAAACAATTTTTTACTAATCTATTAAACTAAAAAAAATGAACAAGTTTCAAGAATTTTTGGCAAAAAAAGGAATCTCAAATGAAGATTTCACAACAAAGACTGCTGAAGAAATGGCAGGTCTTTACAATGAATTTAATTCTGAGTTAGCAAAATCAATTGAAGAATTGACAGAAGCAAGTGCAACAAAAGAAGATATTCAAAAAGCAATTGACGAATTGAGAACTTCTCAATTAGAGCAAATGAAAAATTTGAATGAAGCATTGAAAGAAATGGGATTAGCTATTAAGGCTAATACAGAAGGAGAATCTTTTAAAAAGGGTGAATCTTTAGCTGATGTATTAAAAGCTAATAAAGATTCAATTGCTAAATTAAAAGACAATCGCGATGCTCCATGGGTAAAAATGACTGTAAAAGCAGTTGGTACTATGTTAGAATCTAGCAATGTATCAGGTGGAAATGTACCAGTTGAGCAAAGATTACCAGGACTAAATACAATAGCATCAAGACGTGTCCGTTTGATGGATTTAGTATCAAGAGGTACAGCAACTTCTAATATTATTTCTTGGGTTTATCAAGCAAATAAAGAAGGTGCAGCAGGAGGAACAGCAGAAGGAGCAACTAAAAATCAAATTGATTTCGATTTAATAGTTGCATCACAAGCGGTTGTTAAACGTACTGCTTTCATCAAAGTTTCAACTGAAATGTTAGACGACATCGATTTTATCGAAGCTGAAATTAACAATGAATTGTTACGTGAACTAAACAAAGATGTTGAGTTAACTGCTTATTCAGGAAATGGTATTGCGCCTGCAATGAATGGTGTTACTACAGTTGCAAGTTTATTTTCTGCAGGAGATTTCGCAAACGCAATTGATAACGCAAATGAAGCTGATGTATTAGTTGTTGCAATTAATCAAATCGCAATTGCTGAACAACCAGAGCCAACTGCAATTTTAATGCATCCAAGTGATGTTGCTAAATTATTAGTGATTAAAGTTAGCGCAACTGATAGACGTTATGTTGATCGTTTACAAATGATAGCAGGTCAATTGTCATTAGATGGCATTCCGATTGTAAAAACAACTTTGGTTACAGCAGGAACTTATTTAGTTGGTGTTTTCAATATGGCTACTTTGTATGATAAAGGGTCTATTTCTTTTGAAATGGGATTGGATAGTAATGATTTCACTAAAAACCTTCGTACTATCATTGCTGAATATCGTGGTGCTATGGTTGTTAAAAACAACAACAGAACTGCATTTGTAAAAGGTACTTTTTCAACTGATAAAGCTGCTTTAGAAACTGCTTAATTTAATTAAAGGGGGTTAAACTCCCCCTTTTTAATATTTTTTTATATGGCTACAGCAAAGAAAAAAGAAGTTGAAATAAATCAACAAAAAGAAGTTGAATTTTTTGAAGGTGTAAAAAAATTTCAATCAAATGGAGTTTCTAAACATTTAGAAAAAGATTCTATTTTTGAATTGAACTTTGAAATGGCTTCACTTTTAGTTGGTAAAGGCTACGGACAAATAATAGATTAATACAATGAGTATCTTATTAAATACAGATTTTACAGGAAAATATCATATTGCATTGACTAAGTTCAATGATAATGATATTGATGCTTATATTGAAAAATATGAAAAGAAGTATTTAATGAAATTACTTGGTGTTGAATTATACAATTTATTTATTGATGAGTTAGATTTAAACAATCCTCCAGTAAATCCTATTTACAAAGTTATTTTCGATCCTTTGAGTTTTGATGATGGTTGTGATATTGTTGTTAGCAATGGAATGAAAGAAATGCTAAAAGGTTTTATTTATTTTCATTGGGTTTTTGATGAACAACAACAGCAAACTCCAATAGGCACAACAAAACAAAGTTCTGAAAATAGTCAAGTTTTAAACATTACTGGTTTATCAGTAACGCGTTTTAATGAAGGTGTTGAAACTTATAAAGCTATACAAAGATATATTGAACTCAATCAAAGTGATTATATTGCTTTTAATGGACAGTATTTAGGCTACGAATACATTTTATAATGAGAGATATTTACGATTTAGTACAAGACGAAATATTTAATAAAATCAATATTAATATTGAAGTTATTAATGCTAGTATATTGACTAATGGTGTTCAAATAGTGTCTTTTTGTTCAAATAAATGGCTTCGAGTGGGGCAATTTTTAACTGATTCAAACAATAAGCAATGGAAAATAATTCTAATCGATTCTAACGGAAATGTATCAATAAAAAAACCACAAGGCGCAACAGATGTTAAAAGCTTGGATGTTTTAAAGGTTATATCACCAAAATTTTTGTTTGGAACTCATATAAGTGCAAACAATGAATATACTTTAAAACAAAGAAAAACAAATGATTTATTGCCTTTAATTTGGTTAGTTGAAAACATTAGGGAAAAGGAGTATGGTAGAGATTCAAGCATAGAAAGAGATTCAAATTTAAGATTCTTTTTTTTGGATGATATTGATCCAAAAAATCAGCTTAATGAAGATTTTAGAAAAAATGCAGTAACTCCAATGTTAGCTTTAAAAGATGAATTTTTAAATGTAATTCAAAATAATTCAATATTTGTGCCTTACACTAGCGTTGATATTAGAACTATCACACGTTTTGGAAATGAAAAAGAAAGCGGTGCTTTTGAGAATATTTTAAACGACAATCTTTCTGGAGTTGAATTAAATATTACTTTAAATGTTTACCGAAATAATAAATGTAATTGTTAAAAATTTAAAAAATAAAAAATTATGTCATTAGGTTGTAAATGTGATTTAGGTTTATCAAATACTGGTATGCCAAATTGTATCACTATTCAAAGTGTTACTTCAAAATTAATATTAGTACCTTTATTTAATAATTCAGGAAGTAAGAACTATCTTGGTCAAGGTTTCACGATTGATGAAAACACAATAACTGGTTTGTTAAACGCATCAGATGCTTCTCAAAGATGGTTTCCATTAGGAACATTTGAAAACGTTACAATGGAAAAAGCTGAATCTTCTTTTGAGGAAGCACCTTCAGGTAAAAAAGTTTTCATTAAACAAGGAAAACGTTCTTTTGCAGGTGAACTTTGGTCTGCAACACCTACATTGTTAGGTAAAATTCAAGATAACAGATGTGTTGAGTTTGGTGTTTATATTGTTGATGTAAACGGAAACTTAATAGGTTCTTATGATAAAGAATACTCAAGATTATATCCAATTCCAGTGGATAACCAATCATTTGATGCTCGTTTGATGTATGCAACAGACACAACCGTTCAAAAAATAATGGTAGCATTTGACTTTGATAGATTATTTGATGAATCTACATTGTGGATGATAACTCCTGCTGATGCTGATAATTATAACTTTAACAACGTAGAAGGTTTGTTAGATGTTAATTTAACAAAAGTTTCAGCTACTCAAACTGCTGCCGTTCTTAAAGCTAATTTAGATTATGGAACTGGTAAAGAAGGAATCGGAGTTAAAGGTTTGGTTCAGGCTGATTTTAAACTGCAAATTGTTTCAACTGGTAACTTTATAACTTTAAGTTCAGTATCATCAGTTGACAACCAATATACATTAACTTTCCCTTCTCAAACTGCAGGTGCGTTAGTAAATATTTCAGTTGCTAAAACTGGTTATATTGGATTAATAACTACTACATTGAACTAATCAATAGTAATAGTTATAATATTAGGGGAGATAGAAATATCTCCCTTTTTTTATACCTTTGTTTTATGGTGAATTTCTTAGATACTGATTTGGGTAAAATAGCATTTAAAGCTAAAGCTTTAAATGATGCTAAAGCTTGGTATAGTGCATTAGATGAAGAAAGTAAATCATTTATTTTAGAATTAATAAAAAACGAACAATTATTAAAAGGTATTGATGCAAAAGGTAATACTATAGGAATTTATTCATATTGGACCGAAATAATAAGTGAAGGTAGAAAACAAGAAGGAGACCCATTTACATTGTATGATACTGGAGCTTTTTATAATTCTTTAAGAATTATCATATCCGGATTATCATTTATAGTTGAAGGAAATGGACAAAAAGATGATAAAAACCTATTTACAGCTTATGGAGATGATATAGTAGGTTTAACTAATGAAAATTTAGAGAAATTAGCACAAGAATTATTACCCAAATACATAAACTATGTTAAAGAAATACTACACGTTTGATGATATTCCACTTTATAACTGGATAAAATGCACTCAAGGAAATTTTGAGTATGTTTTATTGGTCCAGAAAGAAATTGATTTAAAGGAGTGCGAACAACAATTTAATTCAATTTTTGATGAATATATTAAAAATAATGGTTTGTCAAAAACATACATTAAACTTTTAGAATTAGTAAAAAAGAAAGCATTACTAGAAGTTGATTTTGTAATCACACAAGATGAATTTTTATTAACCAAAATCGAAGTTTGTAAGGCAGATATCGAATCAATGAAAAAAAGCCAAGAAAGGGGGATTAGCATTCAAGAAACTTTGGTTATTTTATCAAAATACATGGGATATAGGTTAGATTGGAAAGTAATCACAAAAAATGAATATGATATGATTTTACAACAATATTCAAATAACAATAAACCGCAACAAAATGGCTAAACAAGTTAAATCGGTTGATGTAATCGAACAAAATATATTCGCGAACACTATTAAAAGTGCTGATGATTTAATTAGTAAGTTGACCGCATTAAACACGGAGTTTAAAGTTGTTGCAGAAACTACCAAAGAAGTAATTAAAGCAGGCAAATTTGATAGTGTTAAAAGTTTAAACGACTTTAACAAAGCCACTGAAAACGCTACCAAATTACTTCAGAAACAACTCCAGGTTCAAAATGAGTTAAACAAAGCATCAAAATTAAAAGCTGAGATTGAAGATAAACAAGCAGCAACAACGCTTAAAAATGAAAAAATTGAAAGCGAAAGATTAAAACGTACCATTCAGCAAACAAAAGAAACTGAAAGATTAACAAAAGCAACCGAACGAGAAACACAAAAACAGACAGCGTTATCTTCTGCTTATGGTAGAGTTAATAAAATGCTTAATGGTTTACGATCGGAGTATCGAGATTTAGCAATTAGAAAAGAATTAGGTGCGAAATTAACCGAGAAAGAAGAGTTTAGATATACCAATTTAGAGAAACGTATTCAAACTTTTGATAAAGCATTAAAGAGTGTTGATGCTTCAATGGGTATGCATCAACGTAATGTAGGTAATTATAAAAGTGGGTTTGATGGATTAGGAATGTCCATAAATCAATTGACGCGTGAAATGCCTGCATTTAGTAACTCTTTACAAACAGGTTTTATGGCTATCTCGAATAACTTACCTATGTTATTTGATGAATTGCAAAAAATTAAAAAGGCAAATGTAGAATTAGCAGCAACAGGGCAACCAACAACAAGTGTATTTAAACAATTAGCAAGTTCAATTTTTAGTTTTCAAACCTTATTGAGTGTAGGTGTTACCTTACTTACAATTTATGGAGCTAAAATAATTGACTGGGTAAGTAATGCTTTAAATCCTGCTAATAAAGAATTAGAAAAATTAAACGAAAGACAGAAGAAACAACGTGAATATGTAGGTCAAGAAAGTGCCGAATATATAGGGTTGATTATGGCATTAAAACAGACAAATGCTCAAAGTAAAGAGCGTGCAAAATTGATAAAAGAAATAAATGATAAATTCAATGTCCACATAAAAAATATGAAGGATGAAAAGGAATTTCAAAAACAAATTAATAATGAAGTAAAAGATTATATTGAATATAAAAAATCTGAATATAGAATCAAGGCTAATGAAGAATTAATTGCATTAAACCTGGCAAAGCAAGCGAAACTAACAAAGGAGTTAAATGATTTGCAAAAACAATCAAAAGATAGTAGAGATGAACAATTGCAAGCGGAATTAAGATATAGAGTCAGAGTAAAACAATTACAGGACCAAGGAGTAAGAGATTTTAATTTATCACAAGTAGCCGATCAAGTTGGTTACGGAAAATTTTTAGAATTAGATAGGCAAATCAATTCTGTGAAACGCGAATTAGAAGAAGCAAATAAAAGATTAAATTCTTATGGTTTTGCAATTGGTAAAGCAAAACAATGGACAGATAAATACAATGATTCAAAAGAAACTGAAAGAGATACGCAAAAACAAATAAATGAATACGCTACTAAATATTTTGAGATTCTCGCTAAAATTACTGCATTAGAAGAACAACGAAAAGTTGGAAAACAACAATCTGAATTAGATAAAGAAGTTCAAAAACAATTAAAAAACATTCAAACTACTGGAGATGGTGAAATTGCCGAAACGTATAGGATTTTAACAGAGCAAAACAGATTAAGACAAGAAGCTAGACAAACGGATTATGAAGCAAGCAAAAAGGCACGAGAAGAAGATTATAATCGTAAAATACGTGAAATAAATAAAGATTTAAAAACACTTAAAAAAGCGGGTAAAGAAGATACAGATGCCTACAAACAATTGCAGGAAAATAAGAAAGCAATCAAAAAAGAATTTGATGCGCAAAACAAACTTTTATCTTTAGAAAATGAAGATGCAATGAAAAAGATTACAGAAGATAGTTTAAAAGAATTGGAAGCAATTAATAAAACGTATTATGATGCTATTTCTAAATATAGAGAACAAGAAGATGAAGATGAAAAATTAAAAGCAGAAAAAAAATTACAACAACAAAAAGACATTTTTAAGCAATTGGATGAATTAGCAAAATTTTCAGCAGATTATTTTATCAAACAATCAGAGCGGAAAATATCAATGATAGATAAGCAAATTGATGCTATGCAAAAACAAAATGATTATATGCAACAATTAGCTGCTAATGGCAATATAACAGCTCAACAATCTTTAGCTTATAACAATAAATTAATTATTGATGCAAATAAAGAAAAAGCAAAAGAACTTAAGAAACAAGAAAGAATAAAGATAGCAATGACTGTTTTTGATGCTTATAATTCTAATCTGCAAAATAAAGAGGTTGGAGGTAAAAACGCTTTAGTAAAAACGATTACAGACGTATCATTGCTAACCGCTTTTGTTAACTCGCTTCCTTCATTTATGGATGGTACAGAAGATACTGGAAAAAATGGGAAAGGAATTGATGGAAAAGGTGGATTTCATGCTATTTTACATCCTAATGAACGTGTAATTCCAAAAGAATTAAATAGTAAAATGGGTGGAATTTCAAACTTTGAATTATCTACAATAGCGGAGGATTATTTACGTGGAAATATCATTAATAAATATGATACAGCTATAAATACTAATTGGAATGCAAATTTATTAGTTAGTGAAATTCGCGATCTAAAAAACATTATTCAAAATAAACCAGAAACTAATATTGAAATGGGTGAAATTGTTGGTGGAGTAATGAAAATTGTTGAATCTACAAGAGTAAACAATACAACGATAAGAAATATTCATAGATTTAATAAGAAAATATGAAGCACTTTTTAAAAGGAAAAGAAGTTACACCGAGAAACTTAGAAGATATAGGAATCTCGGTGGACTTCTCTAAAGATGTTCAGCAGGAAGCTTTAAACATAGATAATGTAATTATACCGATGCAAGGTAAAAGTATTGTTATGGAGCATTTAAACACAATTGGTTTATCTGAAGGAATACCATATGAAATTCAATTTGGCAATAAAAAGCTACCTTATTACGTAGATTTATTAGATAATTTAAAGATAAGAACTAATGAAGTAGAATTGAAAATAAAACAAAGATATGCACATGATAACTTTATTGAAAATGCAAATGGTTTAACTTTTGATTATTTAAATAGTATTAAAGCATTAAGAACTTATGATTTAAAATATAGAATTATTCAATCTGAACCTTTATTTAAATCATTAGTAATTGCTACTACAATTTATGCAGTTTCTAGGAGTATTCAAGACCAAATAAGAGAATTAGCTAAAACTTCAAAAGAATTTGCTTCGGTAGTTGCATATGGTTTATCTGCAGCAGGAAAAATTATAGAAGCTGGAATACAATTAGGTATTCAGATAGCTTATTTAGGTGTTTTAGTTTATCAAGTCAAAAAACTTGCTGCTGATTTACGCGAATTAATGTTTCCAAAAACTAGAATATACAAAGCTTGTAAAGTAATCGACTTACTAAAAGATGGATGTTCACATTTAGGATATACTTTTAAATCTACAATTTTAGAAGGTGAGTATAAAAATTTAGCGGTTGTATCAATAGCTCAAAATAGAGCTAAAAAGGGAATTTTAGATTATTTAGAATCTGAATTAAATTTTGCTTTTAACACAGGTTATCCTACAGCAAATGACACTACACCAACATTAGGTGTTTTAATTAAAGCGATGCAAACTATGTTCAATGCAAAAATAAAAGTAAGAAATGGTATTGTAGAATTAGAAAGGTGGGATTATTGGGTTGATCAAGCACAAGGAAGCATAAGAGTAGCCTTACCGGTGCAAACAGATGCTTCAGATGAATACGAAATAGATACAGGTAGAATTTTTAAAAGATACTTAATCCAATATCAAACAGATTATTCCGATTTAACAACATTAGATAATTACGCTGATACAGTTAGTGAATATTCATCGGAAAGAAAGCAAGTTATAAATCAAGATTTAAATGTATTAAAAGGTTTAACCGATGCAAATATTCCATTTGCAAAAGCAAAAAGAAAAACATTTATCAATTGGATAGAAACACAATTTATTAACTGTCTTAAAGTAATTGATAATGCTTTCGGTTCTAATTATGCTAATCAACAATCTCCATTTGGAATAATGGAAGTAACAAATCAATATTTTGCTATAACTAAATTAGTATTGATTGATGGTGGTGGCAAAATGTTTTCTAATGAAAAAATGGCACCTACTTATTTATGGGATAAATTTCATTCTGTGAATGATCCAAATTTATATTCATGGATAATTAGAAGAAAAGTTCCAACTGCTATGACTGAGAATGAGTTTTTGCAATTATTAGACAATAATTACGCTCAAATAAACGGAACTCAATGTGAGATTATTAATCTAGAATTTTTGCCAATGCAAAACAAAGCTTTTATTGACTATAAACAAAAAACTAAACTATATAAGCAGAATGTATTTATTCAAAAAATTTATTGATAATTTTACGATATGAATCCTTTTGAACAATTTATTGAAAATCTAATTGGAGAAACTGAAAAAGCAATTTTAAGTTTATCAAATATTGAAGGTGATGAAAAAGGAAAATCTTTATTATTAGAAGTTCAAAATGCTTTAAAATCAAATGATATTGATAAACTAAATGAAATCATAAAAGAAAATGGCGATAAACTTAGTACAAAGTAGCTTTGAGGATATTTACGGAAATGTAACAAGCCAATTTAAAGCAAATGCAGGTGATAAAATAAAAGTAAAGCATTTGTACGAAATGGAAATAGGTTTTGTATCTACAAATACAAATGCTATTGAAATAAATAAATTATTATCACAAGTATCTCGCACAAGTGGTTCTTTTTTAGATGATGGTTTTTATGCAGGGCAAACCTATAATATGTATGAAATTAATGAAAACAATAATATTCATGCTTCGTATTCAGGTACTATAACTTCTGTTTCAGATAGTTTTTTTACTGCTACAAACTTGCCTAATATAAACGATTACAATAGTATTGCTACTGGACATATTATTGTAATTTTAGCTTTGGACACTTTTAAATCAATTGAATTTGCTTTTAATTTTGTTGACAATGAAAGCCCAACACCAAGTTTAGGTTCAGTCATTGATGGTGAAACAAGTAAATTTTCAGCAATAAACATAGATGCTTTAGCAGTAAATTCATCTTTACCATTAGTTCAAAATGGTAAAAAATCAGGTCAATTTTCTGTAACAAACGCAATAATAAAAAGAGTAGCCGACACTACTAACCCATATACTGCATTTACTTCAACAAGAAGAAATTATGAGGTGTCATTTGAACTTATAATGCCTTCAATGTTTAGTGAAAATAGCTTTATTGGACAAAATTGTTTAAAGTATTATTCGCTTGCTCAGTTTAAAGTAATTCCTACTGCTTATTTTGCATCTACAAAGGTTGAATACAATACAACTGCTAATACTGGTTTATGGAACGAAGGTTTTAACACAGAACAAGCAAATAGCCCTACTAATACTACAATAAGTCAGATATTTTTTAACACTTCAAACACATTAAATTTTATTGTTACTTGTCCTACTTCTCTTGGTATTACACAATTAGAATTAGGTGCAATGTACTATACGATTGATGAAGATTACAACAAGAACAAAGATGAATCTCAAAATGAGTTGTTACCATTTGTAAAAACTGGTTTAATTGGAGTTTCAAACATAGGAGATGATTGGACTGCTTCTGCATACCCTTTTAATATTACTTTAAGTAATTTTTCATTTAACGATGCAGGTGGAACAAGAACATTTTCTATTGAGATTATTTTAAACCCATTATACCCTAATCCTGCAAATTTTGGAAAATTTATTGAGGAAAGAGGTGAGTTAGAAAGAAAATTTTTGTTGTGGTGTAAAGTTGGAAATACTAACAGATTAATCTTTAGTAACAATTTAGAGTTTGAACAACCAGTAGGTTTACCAATTAATATTTTAAGTTCAAATTTTATAAATCATGATAACAATATAGATTATAAGCAAATCACAAATTTAAACACTTCAGGTAATGATGATTTTAATTTAGAAGATGATATTGCTTATATTGCTGAATTTGCTTTGTTTTCAACGGAAGTAAATACTTCTATTTCTGCTAAAGTTGTTGTTAAAAATTTAGATGATGATTCAGAATTTGTATTAGACAAAGTGAGTTTTGATTTAACAAATGTTGATTTGCAATATTTTATTAATCAAACTATTCCAGTATCAAATAATTTACCTGATTCATCTAATAAAAAAGAAGCGTTTTTGATTGTTAGAAGTGCTTTGTCAGAAGATGAAATGGAAGTAAGGTTGTATTACCCATTCTTAATTGATTGGAGATATTGGGAAGAAATAATTTCAACACACCCATTTTTTGTTTCTCAAAATCTAAACAATTCTAATTGGTTAAACTACAATGATTTACCATTTAAAATCTATGTAAAGATTGAGAAATTAAGAGATGGTGTTGTTGATTATTATTATGAAGCTTTAAATTTCTTAGATTACGATGATTGGAATGGAACATCTACAATAGAATTGTTTGATACTACTGAAACAACTCAATATAATACATTGCCTGAAAGTCAAACAATACTAATTAAGGCTACACACGTATTTCCATCTAATTATTCAGGTTTTCCGTGGGGTATGATAACCATTGAGCCAAAAGAAAGTTCACCAAGATATATTTTATCAACTGAAATTGATAGAACTCAACCTGAAAACCCTTTGATTGGTATATCTAATTTTAAAAGATGTGATATAGAATTTGCTTCAGCTAACACAATAATTCTAAGGTGTTATGTTAATACAAATTTATTGAGTGCAAGTAATTTTTGTATAACTTCGAAAATTAGTGAAGATGGACAGGATAATAATCATCCGGAACAAAATAAAATAACTGAAGACAATCAGGATAAAATAACTGAAGATGCGTTAAACTATAAAATAATAGAATAAAATGGGGCAAAAAGTAACACAGTATCCAAACAATGTGAGCATAAATCCTGACGATTTATCGCTTTTAGATTTAAGTGAAAAAACAGGATTATCTACATATCAAAGTAGAAAATGGACTTTAATAGCGTTTAAAACATGGGTAAATTCATGGGTTGTTGCTACATCAGTAGCTTGGAATAATATAACAGGTAAACCTAATGTAGTTGATACCACAGGAGGTACAGTTAATTATATTTCTAAGTTTACAGATGAAAATACAATTGGTGATTCACTTATTCAAGATGATGGTATTAGTATTGGTATTAACGCACCGATTATACCACAATATACTCTTACTCTTGAAGCAGGTTCATCACACACAGGTGGTGCTATTTTTATACACACAGCAGTAAATGGTTCTATAGCTATTACTGGAGCAAATGAATCTTCGGGTTCTTTGGAAAATGTTGGTGTTTATGGTAATGCAAGAGGTTCTTCATTTTTAAATACATCAGGTAGATTCGAATCAAATCAAATTTCACTTGGCTCAAATATTGGTGTTTACGCAAGAGCTGTTCAATCAGCACTTTCTATAGGTTTATTTGCTAAAGCAGAAGGGGGAGTAGCTTATGCTGTACAATTACAAGATGGTTCTGAAGGCATAGGTAAATTTCTTAAATCTATGACTTCGGATGGAAAATCTAAGTGGGCTAATATTTTAACTTCAGATATTACGGAAGATACTAAATTGTTTTTTACTGAAGCAAGAGTAAGACAATCAATTTTAACAGGACTATCAGTAACAGGAAGTACAATATTATCAACTGATAGCATTTTAGTCGCACTTGGTAAATTACAAAATCAGTTAAATACGGTTTCAACCGCTATGATTTATCAAGGAACTTGGGATGCAAATACAAATACACCAACACTTGCATCAGGGACAGGTACAAAAGGATTTGTATATCGTGTTAATGTATCAGGTTCTACTAATATTGATGGAATAACAGATTGGAAAGCTGGCGATTTTATTGTATTTAATGGTACAACATGGGATAAATGGGACGCTACAGATGCGGTTACTTCAGTAAATGGATATACAGGTGTTGTTACACTTGGAAAAACAGACGTTGGGCTTTCAAATGTTGTAAATACTGATACAACAACGACTTCAAATATTTCTGATAGTGTAGACAAAAGATTTGTTACAGATGCTGAAAAAACTAAATTAAGCAATACAAGTGGTACTAACTCAGGAGATGAAACTGCATCAACTATAGGTACTTTAATTAATGGCTCTTCTACTGCTACTCCAAATGATACAGATTTAGTCGCAACTGCTCAAAGTAGTCTATTAAAAAAGATTACATGGGCAAATATTAAAGCTTTCTTAAAGAGTTATTTTGATACTCTTTATGCACCTACAAATATTGTTTTTAATAGACAAACAGCATCTTACACGTTAGCAGCAAGTGATGTAAATAAAATGGTAGAAATGAACGTAGCAACACCAAATACTATAACAATAAATAGCGGTGTATTTACTTCAGGAAATCAAATTTTAGTTTCTCAATACGGAGCTGGTCAAGTGACATTTGTAGCAGGTGCTGAAGTTACTTTAAGAAGTCCAAGTGGAAAATTAAAGTTGACTGGTCAATATTCGTTAGCTACAATTATAGCAATTTCAGCAACGGAGTTTTATATTAGTGGTGATTTAACAGCGTAAATTATGATAATATCAACTCACGGAATATTAGCGAATAGTAGCATTGCTTTTATAGGTTTATTAGATAAATATCCTAATGCAGTTGCAGGTTATTCATTAAGAAAATTAAGAGCTGCGTATACTGGTAGTGCAATCAGAGTTAGAAGGTCTTCTGATAATACATCTCAAGATATTGGATTCGATGCAAATGGTAACTTAGATACTGCAAGTATGTTATCATTTGTTGGTGCTGCAAATGGATTTGTATCAATATGGTATGACCAAAGTGGAAATGGTTATAACTTAACCCAAGCAACATCTGCTATTCAACCAAGAATAGTAAATGCTGGTGTTATAGATATATTGAATGGTAAAGCTGGTCTATATAACAGTAGTTCATCAGTAACATCACCTAACAGAATGTCGGCTAATTTTGGAACTACGTTATCGCAACCAAACACTATGTTTATTTTAGGAAGTAGTAATTTTGTTAATGGTGGTGGTACTATAATAGATGGTATAGTGAATGGAAGTAGAAATAGTTTAGCGGCTTTGGATGCTACAAAATTATATATATTCGCTGGTTCTCTTGTACAATTAAATTACGTAGCTAACTCAAACACGCAAAGATTATTATACGGTAAATTTAGCACAACTTCCTCAGCAATCGCTGTTAATAATGGAACGGCTGCTACAGGAAATGTTGGGGTTCAACCATTAACTGGTATTATTATAAACGCGGCATATACAAACGCTGTTGGTAGTACATTGAATTACCAACAAGAGATTATTATCTGGAACGCTGATAAAACAACCGATAGAACAGGTATATCAAATAACATAAACTCATACTACTCAATCTACTAAACATGCAAGGATATAAATACACAACAGAACAAGATGCAATTGATGCAAGAAGTCAAGCTGCAACTTACATGGGTTTACCAAACCCAACAATGGATACCTTATATTGGGTAAACTATAACTACTCAGAATTAGACAACTTCTACTATATTCAATATGTAGAAAATTTAGAACAAGTCTTAGGTGAACCAATTGAATTCGAATTAACTTTAACTGAAATATAATGAACGAATTAAAAAACATTTTAGAGCAACTCAGAAAAGCTAAAACATTTTTATAATTATGTCATCTTTTTTATACAATAGAACTAAAAAATGCTTTAGATTAAGCAAAAAGAGAAATAGAGAAACTATTCCACCTGAAGTATATCCAACTAAAGAATGTTGTAACCCTATGCTTGTTTTAGCTAAAATTGGTGAAAATGAAACATGGAAAAACGACATTACTTCAGCTTGGTATAAAACATCAGGAGATTTAAATGATTTAGTTGATTTTGAATTATACAAAAAAGGAGATGTTCTTGCGAGTTATCAACCAAGCAAAGATATTTTTCTTTTAGATAATGCTTATTATGTAACTATAAATTGGCAAGATGTTTTAGCACTTGATGGTATTGGTTGTTATTACATAAAAATCAATTATTTTATAGATGGTCAATCAGGTTCAATGATCTGGGGTGAATATAATTTAAAAGAGTATTCAATTGATAATTCAAAAGGAACTATTAGAGTTAAAGTAAATCTTAATCAATATTATTCAATTGAAGATTTAAATTTTAAAGGAACAAATATTGTCGATTGTTTAAGATTTGGTGGCTTTTTCGGGAATATGAACCCAAATTTTAAAATCGACAATCTTATTTACGAAAATAGAAAATTTGAGAACGTACAAAGAGAAAGAATTGCTACATATACAATGCTTACAGACCCAATAATGTATAACATTTCAGATTTACTTTTAAATGTTTATTTATTGGCTGAAAATAACATTTACCTATCAGATTACAACTCTTTCAATCATTCATGGTTTTTAAAAGACAAAGAATTGATAGTTGAAAAATCACCTGAAGTAGAGTATATGGAGTTTTCAAGATTGTCATCAATAAAATGTGAGTTTACTGATAAAACACGTAATAGTTTAGCCAAGTATGTATAATTTGTATATTTGTTTAAGTATAAGGTAAAACAAATAAAAAAAACTATGGAAAAATACTTATTTTCGTGCTTAAAATATTTTATTGTAGGGATTATGGCATTTTTAGCTCCTATTTATTACGCTTTAATTTTTGTTTGTGTTTTAGTAATCACAGATACTATAACAGGAGTTATGAAAGCTGGAAAAGAAAAAGTATTAGATATAAAATCAAAAAAGTTTTTTGCCTTTGTTCCGAAAGCATCTATATATCTTTTATTTGTAATATTAGCCCAATTTGGAACACTTGTATTAGATAAATCAATTCCCTTTATAAAACTTGCTGTTTTTGGTGTTAGTTGGATAGAAATAAAATCAATTGATGAAAATTTTAGATCTATTTGGGGCTTTTCATTTTTAGACAAAGTTTTAGAATCAGTTAAATACATATCAAATTTAAGAAAATGAAAGAATTAAAAAATAGATGGAAATCTGAAAGCCCAGAATTTTGGGAAAAAATAGGTAGAATTGGTGTTGGTATAGGCGTAGTTGGTGGAATTTTAGTAAGTGGTACAATTGCTTTACCTGCTACATTAGTTACAATCGGTGGTTATATGGTTGCTGTTGGTTCTGTAACTAAAGTTTTATCTAAATTGACTGTAAAAGATGCTAACAATGAAAGTTTCTGATTTAAAAATTGTAAGAACTGGATTTTCATTAAAGCAATATTTTCAAGAAGAACATCCTAAAAAACAAATTTACCTACATCATACAGCAGGCAATAGCAATGCTTTGCAAGTTTTTAAAGATTGGGAATCTAATTCAGTTCAAATAGGAACTTTTGTTGCAATTGCAGGTAATGGTCAAATTGTGCAGGGTTTTAGCTCTAAACATTGGGCTTATCATTTAGGAATCAAAAGTGAAATATTTTCACGTAATAATTTACCTTATATTCTTTTAGATAAAATTTCAATAGGTATTGAAATATGTAACTGGGGATATCTTACAGAAAGAAATGGTAAATTTTATAATTATGTAGATAAAGAAATTCCATTAAATGAAGTAACTATTTTAGACGTGCCATATAAAGGGTATGTTGCTTGGCATAAATATACAGATGCACAAATTGAAAGTGTTCGCAAATTGTTAATTTATTTAAGCGAAACTTATAAAATAGATATAAAGTATAAAGAAGATATTTGGAGCGTTACAAAACGAGCTTTAAGCGGTGAAAATGGTTTATTTACTCACAATTCAGTTAGAAAAGACAAAACAGATGTTTATCCATGCCCTAAATTAATTCAAATGCTTGAATCATTATGACTTTATTACAACTAGAAATTGAATTAAATAAAATCACAAACTTTAAATGTTTAAATTTTGGAGTTTGGAAAATTTCTGATCCGATTAAATTTATTAATGGTCATATTCAGTATTTAAAATCTAATTCTGGTAATAAATTATATTTTCCTTATTATAATAGATTGTTAGAGTTTTACGAAGCGAATAAATAAAAATAGTAGGTATATCACATTACTAATTAATAGCACTTTAGAAATAATGTGCTATTTTTTTATAAAATAATTAACGTGTAATGTTATTTTATATTAATATTTATTTATATTTGTAAAAGAAATTTAAAACTAAACATCATGGAATTTAAAGGAACTAAAGAAAAAGCAAAAGAATTAAGAGATAAATACCTAAATGTAAGGTGGGATATCGGAACAGGTTATGCCAAACAATGTGCATTAATTGCAGTTGATGAAATAATTGAAGAATTAAAATTTCTGAAAGATACAGAAGATTGTAATGAAGATGTATTCGATGGTTATCATTATTGGCAAGAAGTAAAAAACGAAATTGAAAAATTATGAGTTTAAAAGGTAAATTAAAATTAGCATTAGTATTCATAACAATTATGGGTGCTTCATTCATACCAAGTTGTTTCCCTGAGTTTTTTGGTGATTGGGTTTGTAAAGGTGGAGAAAAATGCAGACATCTTAGTTGTAGCTACAATACACCACCAACTCTACATTACGGATTTAGGCATTGGATATTTATTTTAATGGGAATAATTTTTACCATTATATCATTATTTGAAATTTCAGGAAAAGAAAATGAATTATGAAAGCAAGTGAATTAAGAATAGGGAATTATGTTATGATTAAAAATGAATTACTTCCTAATTATAAAAATCAACCACTTATTGTAACAAGTATTCAACAAAGAAATGATAGAGATTTTCCAAATAGTAAATCTGTTATTTCTTGTTATGTAGATAAATATAATAGTGTTAGCCAATTTGATGAATTTATTAGACCAATACCACTAACAGAAGATATTGTTATTGATTTAGGTTTAAATGCAGTAGAATTAGAAAATGGCGAATGGTTTTATCAAAATAGTAAATTCCGTTTAAATAAAAATTATGCAGGTTTTTATTATAGTAAAAATCTTAATATAAAATACGTACACCAGCTTCAAAATCTATACTTCGCTTTAACTGGTGAAGAATTAACAATTAAAGAATAACTATGAAAAACTATTTTAACGTAAAAATTCCAGTCAATAAGGAATTTATGCAAATGAGAAGGATAGCAATTAAAAAACTATCAAAAGAAGGAAAAACAAACAAAGAAATTGGAGATATAATAGGAATTTCACCAATAAACGTTTGTAACAACAAAAAAAGAGAAATTGATCCTGAAATTGAATTAAAGTTCAATGAAATGGTAAAAAGAAAATTATACCCTATAAAGGTAAAATCAAAGGTTAAATGGATTAATATTTAATAATTAGAAAAATGAATAAGTTAACATCACAAGAAGAAAATCTATTGGATAAAATAGGTGAAATTAGAAATGCTGAAACTTTCTGGAAAATTTGCCCATATACAGTAGACGAATTAAATGCAAAAAATAGAAATCGAAAATTAGCTGTTTGGAGACAGATTGGAATGGTTTGGTATAGATTATCAGGTAAATCTTTAGAAAGTGCAGGAAAAGTATTTGAGCGCGACCATGCAACCGTTCTTTATTCGATTAAAATAGTAAGTAATGCTTTTGACGGTTATTACCCTGAAATGCTTGATAAAATCAAAATTTTAATTGATATTGATAAAACAAATTTTAGTTCTAAAGTATATAATTTGGAACCTATTTTTGAATGTGAATCTTTACTTACAATGCAAAATTTAATCTCTAACAAGCTATGAAAATTGATAAAATAAACAACACTGTAATGGTTGAATTAAGAAATTCAAATCAAAATCCTAAAATCATAAATTCAATTAAATTTTTTGATCGTTTTAACGTTGATTTATACAACAAGATTAAAAAATTACATAATGAATTTTCTCCTGGTCAAAACACGCTTGTTTTACATAAAAAAAGATAGTATGAAAATAAAGAAATGTCATACTTGTAAACGTAAATTACCTTTGTTTTTATATAAAGTAAATACAGCTATTTATCAACGTGAATCAGATTTAGGTGTTTGTATTAATTGTAGGTTTTGTGGCTATAAATTAGCTTTAAAACAAGAAGGATGGATGCAACGTATAAACGGAAAGTTTATGTTTGTTAAAGCCGATAAAATTGATATTTTTATTAAATATTGGTTAAAAAAATGACAGAAAGAGACCCGAATTTAGAAGACAATATTAAATTATTGATTTGTGTTTTAATAACTTTTTGTAGCCTTGGAATTTTAGCATTTTCAATAATAATCATTATAATTTATGATTTATGGATAAGGATGAATTAAAAAAGAAATATCAAAAATATAGCATCGATTCTTTAAGAGAAGCATTAAAAAAAGTAAGTAAAAAATCAAAAGAAGCTTTTGTAATTAATTACATTATTGATTTAAGGCAAAATAAAGCAATTGAATACTATTCACGCGAAAGTAAATTACAACTCGAAAGAGAAAGACAAAAGGAGTTAGATAAGAAAAAGATTTATTTTGGTCATAAAAACGAATCTTACTTTACTGAAGATGAAATGTTAGAAGGCTTAAAATGTAGTTATTCTGATTTAAGTAAAAGTGAAAAAAGAATTTATAATTTAAAATGAAAGTATTTATTCCTAAATATAATAATTGGTTTACCATACTTGAAAGAAACGGTAATTTTGCAAAAATTGACTTTTACGGAAAAAAAATAGTATTTAATATTTTGGGGTATGAAATACAAGAATTTAAACAACAAACATTATTTTAATAAATAATAAATAAACAAAATGAAAAAAATTATTATAACAATAGCATCAGTATTGATAACAGGCTTATCAATTGCTCAATGGAACAAAACAATAGTTAAAAATGGTTTTGATGATCCATATAAAATATGCTATACAAACACAGATAATAATGCTGTTTTAAAACTTGAAAACACAGATATATCAATATCTTTTTATTTACAAGGAACTTATTATTGTGAAGATGAACCAATAGTAGATATTTTATTTTTAGTAAATAATAAATGGATTAAATATAAAATTGAAGCAACAAAAAGTAGAGACAATAAAGTTTTATTTTTTACTGATAATATAGAAGAAGAAAATTATTTTATTGATTTTTTAAATGCTACTTCTGTAAAAATTAGAGTTAATGAAACTTATTGTAATACAGATATTTATCAATTCAATATGTATGGAAGTACATCAGCGTTTAAATTTATTAAAAACAAATAAAATTTGATTTATTATTAGATTTTTTTATATATTTGTTTAGTAGTTCATTTCCACAATAGAACTTAAAGAAATTAAAGCCCTATTAATTAGTAGCGAGGTGAGAGCCGTGAAAATTGATAGGGCTTTTGCTTTTTATTTGTTTTTATAAATTATAAATAACAACTGTTTTTGTTTTATAAACTTTTTATTATAACTTTGTGCGTATAATTTTATAAGATATGAAACAAAACGTAATTTTAAGTAGTTCGGATAGGGAGTTATTCGGAATTACAATTAGACAAAACACTAAAGAATCTTTTTTAAGTATTAGTGATTTACAGAAGGCTTATGAAAAGGCACGTTGGATGTATGGGTGGAGTGATAAACGTATAAATGATATACTTTCTTCAATAGACACTAAAGAAAGAATCTTTTTTTTATTAAAAGAACGTGAATTGATAAAAGCGGAAATTTCCGTTTTTATGGAAATGGTAAAAAATGAAGGATTAACAAAAGTTTTAAAAGGTTTAGGTCTATACAAAACAACTGGTAGGGGTATAAATAAAACTGTAATGTCAGACCCTTATATTTGGGTATTATTAGCCATGGAATTAAATCCTATGTTATATGCAAAAGTGATTATTTGGTTAACTGATAGCCTTATTTTTGATAGGATTGAAGCTGGAAGCGAATATTTACCTATGAATTCTAAAATAAAAGAAATAGTTAACAAACCAGATTATTCTAAATATGCTAAATTAATTAATATTAAAGTTTTTGGTGAACATAAAACAGGTATGCGTAACCTTGCTTCATCAAAAGAATTAAGAAGTATTGCAGACGTTGAAAAAACTATTATTACAGCTATTGATAATAAATGGATAAAAAATGAGAATGATCTATTAAAATTTTTGTCATGAGTGGCTGGATAAAGTTAGATAGAAATGTTGTAAAACATTGGATATTTAAAGACGAATGGAAGTTTAAGTGTTGGATTGACTTACTTGTATCAGCAAATTATTCTGAAAATAAAATTGAAATAAAAGGTGCTTTATTAACTTGTAAAAGAGGTGAATTACTTTATAGTTTAGACTCTCTTTCCATACGATGGAATAGTAATAAATCAAAGGTTAGACGTTTTTTAAAGTTGCTCGAAAGTGATTCAATGATTAAACTAAAATCGGAACAGGTAACGACACGGATAACTATTTGTAATTATGATAGTTATCAAAGTGAACGAAACGAAGATGAAACGCAAACGACACACAAACGAAACGAAGATGAAACGCAAACGACACCAATAAAAGAATATAAAGAACATAAAGAAGAAAAAAAAGATAAAAAATTAAATAAACAATTAATTATTTCTTCTACTCCGAAAAATGAATTTTCGGAATCTGTAAATAATTTTTATAATTATGTTTTAAAATATTTTGAAGAAAAGTTCATTCCAAAAACAGATAAGCAAATTTCATCATGGAAAGAATGTATCGATAAATTAATTAGAATTGATGGATACGATTTAAAACACATTCATGAAATCATTAAAACTTTTCGAGAAGATAATTTCTGGAAAACAAATTTTAATTCATTACCAAAACTTAGAGAAAAAAATAATACTGGTGAAAAATACATTGATGTATTTTCTGTGAAACTTAAAAACAAAAATCAAAATGGAAAACAATCTACATTTGGCGAAACTAGAGACGAAATCAACGATCGAGCTAAACGAGAAATTTCAACGAGCATTATTAACACGCTTAACGGTGAACTCCGTGAGCAGTATGGACATTAAAAGAAATGAATTTCCTGCAATATCAACAAATCAAAATCACGAACAAACAGTTGAAAGATTAACTTTGATTTTGGTAGATAGTATTGATGTTTACATGGGGATTAGAGGGGATAAAGTATCAAAACCATTGATTATTAAATCAATTAAAGAAATTTTATCAAAATACGATTCTCTTTCATTCCAAGATATCGAATATTCATTTGAAAGATTTAACTACCCTGAAAAGTTCAATCAATCAACTTTGACAATAAATGAAGTTTTAGAACCGATTAAACAGTATTTTCATTTAAAAAATAAAATAAAAGCCGAAAAAATCAAAATGCAGGCTGAAATTAACGAACGTAACGAGCAAAAACTTAAAAGTGATATATTCTATCAAGAATCAAAAAAAACCTATCTTAAATCGCTTGAAAATAAAAAATGGCTTGGTGATATGTTTCAAGCGAAAGTTTTGCTAAATCATTTTACTAAATATTTTAGCGAAGAAACAAGAAACGAATACAAAAAAAAGGCAAAAATTGAAGAAGTTAGAATTTTAGAAAGTGGAAAATTAGATGCTTATCTGTATTCTTTTGAAAGAATTTTGGCAAACATGGTAATTATTGATTGTGTTAAAAATGGTTATAGGTTATGATACACTTACCAATTAAAGCTTTATCTGTAAACTCTGGATTCAAAGGCAAGCGCTACAAGACTGCTGAATACAAAAAGTATGAAAGAAATGTATTGCTTATGCTTCCTAAAATGCAAGTTGGAAAAGCACCATACAAACTTTACATAGAATTTGGTTTGTCCTCCAAATTACAAGATTTAGACAATGGAATAAAATTTTTGCAAGATTGTCTAGTAAAAAAATACGATTTTGATGATCGAGATATTTACGAATTGCACGCAAAGAAAATAATAACTAAAAAAGGTGAAGAATTTATAAAATTTAAATTAAGTGAAATATGAAAAAAATTAAATATCCAATGAATTTTGAAGATTGGAAAAAATTAAAATCAACAAAAGAAGCTATCAAAATTTTAATGAAAGACTGGAATAATCGTAATCAAACAAAATTAGATTTAAAATGAACTTACTATTTGAAATCGAACCACTCCCATCTGGTCCACAAATTGGATGGGTATTTTACGACAAAATGAATTTAGCGCAAAAATCTAGGTTTATGAAAGAAATAAAAAATAAATACTTTTTTAACGATTTTTTATACAAGAAATTCAATGATTTTGAACACTTTGTAAATGAAGCTAAAAAAATAAATTAAAAAATATAATTAATGATTATTATTATTTAAAGATAATAGTTATATTTGTAGAAATTTAAAAAACACATCACATGAAAATCATTTACAGTATTAGCTTAGTAATGATAGGATTTATCTTATTAAGCGTGTTCTTTGTAGAAATTGAAGAAACATCTTCAAAAATTTATTTACTTACAAATTTTATTTGTTGGGGTATTGTCTATATGTATTCAGACAAAAAATTAAAAAATAATAATAACCAATAAAACACATCACATGAAAACAATCAATTTAAAAAAATTGGAGTTATTAAACTTCAAAGGAATTAAAAATTTAACCTTAGATTTTAATTCAGATGTTGAAAACACTATCCAAGGCAAAAACGGAATAGGAAAAACAACAATTTTTGATGC